CACACATTTCCTATACCTCTTAATGTGCATTGAATATTAATACTTTGACTATCACAATCATTTGAAAAAGTAATACACGGATTGTTAATATTATTAATATCAACAGGATTTGTTGGTGTAGGTATTGCACTTTGAGTTGATTTGCCGTATAGGACTAAATTAACAATGTTACAATCACTACTGTCATTAAGTACAACGCTAGTTGACTTATCTGTTGTGGCTTTAATTGAATTTTGATTGATTAAAGCTGAGTTGTTTGCAATATCTGCAACACACTTATCAATAGCAGTAGTATTAGCTTTGATAGATTTTGTATTGTCTGCAATTGCTTTGTCTGTTGAAATTTTGTAAGCGTTAAAATCAGTAGTATCCACTTTGCTATTAACTGCATTATCATTACTAGTTTTATAGCTATTAAAATCAGCTTTCAAACTTTCAATGTCTGATAGAGGTGTTTCTAACTTACTATTCACATAGTCAAATACTGCTTTGGTGTCAGGATAATAGTCTAAGCTGGGATGCGTAATCACACTTACCTTATTAGATACATTTTCTTTAGTTTCTAACTTGGTATTGATTTCATCAACACTGTTATTAAAATTCTGCCTATCAGTATTTGCCTGTTCAACAATGCTATTAGCCTTGTCGGTTAGTGCTTGTACATCTGTTTTGTGCTGAGCTTCAATGTTTGTTGCTCTATTTTCCCAATCAGACTTATCTGCATTTACTTGTTTCTTCAGCGACTTAATAGCACTTGCAAGAAGTTCATTCACACTGAGAAAATTATCATCATTTGAGTAAACAATACTAACACCATCCGGTACTGCACCACTTAGTATTTCAACATTGCCAACTGTGTTATCAATATAAATAGTCTTTAGTGATGTGCAATTTGCAAATGTACCATTATTAATTTTTGTAACATTATCTGCAACAAATACTGTTACAATATCTGTCTGATTTGTCGCAAAACTACCTGCACCTAATGCTTCCGTTGATGTTGCGTTCTTCAACACATTGTCTGCTGTAAAGGTTGCAGAGTAGCTAAAGACTATGCCTTTGTTTGCTTTTTTAATACCGTCATCCATCTGATTCAAACTTACCGACAAAATTGGTGTGTTTGATGATGGGCTATCTTCCCAACCTACTTTTTTATAGCTCATTATAATTCTCCTTTCGCCTCTAGTGTATCTGTCAAAGCCTGAATACCACTAAGGGTTCTTGACAAGATTACACTGCTAACTACTGTCATTTTCTGTTTACCGTTTTCGTATAATGGAGCACCGTTTACATCAGTCTCATACACATTGAACTGTACATTGTCCCCAACCTGTACCCAAGGTCTGCCATCTGTTGTGGCAGTAAATGGGGTGTAACTACAGTTATAGAACCTTTTTGTAATGTCACTAGGGTCACCTTTATTATTCTTGTAATTGTACAAGTCATTAAGTATATGCCAATTAGATGTATTCATATCTTCATTCTGCCAACAAATTACATTTTTCGTTAAGTCATATACTTTTGTTTCATTGTCCGGTATTTCCGTATTGCCCGGTCTAAATGTAGTTTCTTTTTCGGTTGTTTTTCCATCAAGATTTCCACCATACTTCCATTTAAAATCAGTATAGCCCTTTACTATGTAATCCTCATAGCTTAAATCCTCATAAAAGTCATATACTTCAGGTGAGTCTGTAGGTGATATATAAACCAACCTAAAATTGCCTTTTACAGTATCTCCTTTCTTCTCTAATGCATCAGAAAAAGGAGATATAAAACCAAATACACCTATCATTTCGCAACAATCCCTTAATACACTACCGGATGTTACTAGATTGTTCTTGTCCAATAACCAGTGGCCATTCCTAGTTTTATAATTATATATTTTGTACTTAACTCCATTGGTACTAAAAGTGTTTGTTAAAATACCTGATGTTTCGCTTACTGATGGATGATAAGTTAATTTAATAAAGTCAGAAATAATAGTTCCTAGTGGTCTGAATGTAGCATTCTGCCATTCTTCAAATAAACTTTTTGTTCCATCTTTTTGGTTCAGTTTTGCCATATAGTCGTATGCAGTAAGTTTATAAATGTGTTTATCATCTCCATCACGCTGAAACTTATCAACATAACCACAAAACAAATTCCATGTTTTTTCTTGTACTTGCCTACCGGGATAGATTTTAGCTGATGGGTACAGAGTACTTGACGGATAGATATAGTCACCTAGATAACTTTGAGTTAGTCTAACATATATCCATTTACCCTTTATGTTGTTGCCAAAAGTTCTGTCATCAGTATCACAAACTGAAATATTAAACTCAGAGGCTATGCAACCCCCAAACTTCAATGTACTTTCACTGCATATTGACTGTTTGAGGGTCATACTTTCTTCAACAATATTATCCATTGTGATTGTTGCTATATCTGAGTTATTAGGAAAAAGAATTTCAACTGTATTTTCTACAAGGTCATTAATAATATGGTCCTTAATTTTGCTATCTACTGTAATCATCACATCACCTCAATACTCAATAAAGGTAAGTTCAAGAGCCTTGTACTCTATATCTGTACCCTTAATAACTTTTGTTGTGTATGTAATATCAGGCATATAGCAAACCATCTTACGATACTTCATTAATTCTTCATCCCAATACATTACATATAGCTTTCTTTGTTGCTTGTGAATAAAAGCATTGTTAAGTGTTTTCCTAATTGACTTTAGTTGTTTTAGGTGAAGTGGTATTGTCTGAAACACTATTTTAGACTTATAGTTTGGTGAGGTGACTCTATGTAACTTATTCTTGGTATCTCTATAGGCTTTTAGTTCAGTTCTTTGTAGTGGTGTTGATTGATATGATTCCTTAGCCATCAGGTCATGTGGGAATGGTGTATAATCGACTTCACTTGCGTTTACTGCTTTACCAATATAAATTAGAGTACCGTTAAATTTATCAAAATCGAAATTAGCCATAAAATCACCTACCTATGCAAATGCAGACTTGCCGAACCTTTTACGGTAGTCACTGTCCTTATTAACCATTCCTTTGAATATAACTTCACCATCAAGATTAATGGTAAGGTTAATATCCTTATCATTACCACCAAAGTTACCCTCAGCCATAGCCTCTAAAAATGCTTGTTTCATTGTTGATAATGGGGAAACAACTTCTGTTTCTCTTTTGTTATCGCCGAGCATTGCTAAAAATTCACCGTGAGATGCCGGAACAACAGTACCGGTAGCTAATTTAGGAATTAACGGAACTTTTTCAGGCATGGAAAAATTCCAATCTTGCCCAAACACATCACCGATAGCACCGGCTATTCCACCAACTGCATTAACGATAGCCGACACTGCATTATAAATACCAGTCCAAAGCATATTAATACCATCAATAATTAAATTGATAACACCCTTGATTATGCCCCAAATGCCGTCCCAAATTCCTTTAAAAAAGTCTTTGATACCGTTCCAAGCCTTTTTCCAATCTCCAGTAAAAATACCTGTAATAAAGTCAAGCAAACCCCCAAGAGCATCTAAAATACCACCGACAACATCACCAATTACAGTGAATACTGTGTTAAACACACCACCAATGGCCTTAAAGATATTTGTAAAAACAGGTCCAAAAGTTTTAACAAGAAAATTAACAATAGGTGATAAAAAGTTATTCCAAATTGCTGAAATACAATCCCCTAACTTTCCGAAAAATGAGACTGCCTTTTTGAAGATTGGTTTTAAGCAATTATCCCAGGCTGATTGAAAAATATCAACAATAGCGTCCCATGCTGGTTTAATCCATTCGTTATAAACATTCATAAGAGTAGTACCGATATTTGTAAACATATCGCATATGTTACTAAACACAGATGAGCCGTCACTTTCCCACCATTCGGATAAGAAGGTACCTATGTCACTAAAAACAGTACCCACTAAAGATAAAACATCAGCAATCTGCAATTGAATATTATCAAAAAATGTCCCAATAGTTTCACTATCATGTTCAACCCATTCAACTAATTTTCCTGTTGCAATTTCAAAACTATCAGATACTATTGTACCAACTCCACCAGCTAAATCTGTAATACCTGATAGCAAATTAGATATTGCATTTTCCATAGTTGGTCTAACCCTATCAATGCTATCACCCAGTAGGCCAAATGCTCCGTCAAAGAAAGTTGATAAATTATCAAACCCATTTGAGAGGTGCGTACCAATAGTGTTGATAAATCCTATTATTTTTTCTTGATCCTTTGTAAGCCACTTACTAATACCACCTGTTAGGGTCTGTAATTGCTTACCTCCCACCTGAACTATACCACCAACAAATGAACCAACTGCTCCTAAAGCTGCCTTGCTGACATTTTGTACTTGTTCTAAGTAAGCTTTGGCTATTGGTATTGATTTTTTAAAAATATTTTTGCAATTATTTCCAATAGCCGACCAATCAACAGAATTAATACCTTTTTGAATGTTATTTAAAAAGGTATCAAATCCACATTTTTTGTACAAATCTTTTAAAGCATTAGTTAAGCTATCTGAAATACCTTTGCCAACAGATTTCCCAATTCCACTTCCCACATTAGGATATTTGGTGGTATTCATTGGAACTAAATTACCATTAGCATTATCACTTTTAGCACTATTAGAACTTGTATTTTGGGATAGAATATTTAGTTGGTCATAATTTGCAATACCATTTTTTAATTCTTTATTATTCTTTTTATTTGCTTTAGTTGTATTGTTTACGGCTTTAGTCATTGACTTTTGAGCTTTAGTAGATTTATCTATATTATCTGCACTTGATTGTGCATTTTTGCTAATATTAGATGTTGAATTAGATGCATCCTCACTCCACCCAAACATTTTAGATAATCTTTTTACTGCTTTATCTGCAAAAGCTATTAAACTTGATAATGCATCATTTATAGTTTTTACTGCCGGAAGAAGTATATTAATTAGTACTGTTCCTATAGTCCCAGCCAGTTCTTTCCATCTTTCTGACAAAATACGAGTTTGATTTGCCCAACTTCCTTGTGTTTTAGCGAAGTCACCCTGTGCTAATTGTGTTTGTTGCATTACAAAATTATAACGCAACTGTACTTTTTCAGCTTGTGTCATTGCTGAAGTAGATTTTGTTATACCTTGTGATAATGCAAAAGCCTGTAAGTTTGCATCAGTCATTACAATACCAAACTGTTTTAATGTTTCTGTTTCACCTGTAAAGATGGATTTAAGGGCAGTACTAGATATTTCTTGGTCAACATTATAAAATGATGCCATATCAGCAGATAAACCCGTTAAAGCAATAGACATATCACTTGCATTCTTCTCGGCTAAACCCATACCTCTAGCCATTGCCATAAAAGTTGAACCGGTTTGTTTTGCAGTTAATTTTGAAATACCAAAACTATTAACTGCCTTATTGGCAAAAGTCTCCATTTTATTGCTCATTGACCCAAACGCAGTATCAACAACATTTTGTACTTCCGTTAAGTCAGATGCTGTATTAAGTGCTATTTTACTAAAAGATATAAGTTTGCTAATACTGAATACAGCAGCCACTGTTGTTCCTAGTTTTACAAAGGAAGATTTTAAAGTTCCTAATCCATTGGATATTGTCCGAGTACCTTTATTAAAACCACTTTTATCAATTTGTGTATTAAATATAAGAGAACCATCACTTGCCATACAACCCCTCCTTCCTAAAAATGGATATAAAAAATGCGTACACCACTTGATGTACGCATAAAAAAGCCACTCTATCTCAAGAGTGGCCAGTTTTTTATTTTGATTTTACACTGTAATACTCAATATTAATCTTTGGCAATGTAACATCAGAACCAAGGACTGATGTGTAAGAATACTTACCGTCACATTCACCCCAAATGGTGATTATATCATCTTCAAGAATTCTATCTGCATTCTTTGGTAATTCAACAGTTGCAAAAATAGTATCATCCCAAAGACCATATTCGTCTTTAGTAACATTAATTCTTAAATCAACAGTAGTATTGTCATCAAGCCAGTGTTCATCTTCTTGTACCTGAATAACCTTACCTGTATATTTTAGTTTCTCACCTTTATGTTTGTCAGGATTTCTGGACAAATCTTTGAAAGAAAGTGTCTTACAATTATTTTTGTAAGCTTTAGCTGATACTTTCTTTTTTGCCTTTGTTGTTGGTTGCACTGTTGTAGTTTCTACTGCACTGGTACTAACCGTTGTTGTTTCTTTATTATCAGTATCTTTACTGCTATTTCCATTACGGGCAGAACCGGCTCCGATAGAAATAACGATAACTACAACAATAACCCAGAACCACCACTTCTTATAAAACGGTTTCTTAGTCCCATTATGTTTTTGAGAATTTTTCATTAAATTATTCATTGTGAAATTTCACCTCATTTTTATAATTTTATTACATTTTAAATCATAATTCGGTGAAAGTCAACATATTTTTTATAAATATTCAAAATATACTATTAATAAAATCCAATTCCTGTTGTTCATCTTGTGAAGTAGCTTTTCTCTTTAGGTCTATTAACTCTTTGTGGGTACTGTAAAATTCTCTCTCCCACTTTTCAAGTTTCTTTCCTTTAGACTTCTTACCTCTAATGTTCATTACCTGTGAAAACAAGCCATCTCCAATTTCATTAAATAGACCTAGAAAAGTCCACCAATGAAGGTACTTAACTTCTCTTGTTTCGTAACCGGCTACTTTATTAATAGCCGGAAAGATTATACTTTCATCTTGTTCCCAATCAAGTATTTTTCTTTGATTTTGAGACTTTGGAATATCTCCACCATCAAGAAACCACATTGCCTTTTTAATAGCTTGTTCTGTATTAGCCGGTACTTCTTTATACAAACACTTTAGACATACTAAAGCCTTACAATATTGGTCTAGTTCAGGGTCATTGAATGCTTGAAATATTAACAATGCAACACGGAAATCTGAATTAATTTCATATGTTGCATTGTCAATTTCAAGGCTTTTAGGAAGTTCACCAATCATTTTACTTTAGATGTGTACTTACGTACCTTTTCGGCGATTTCTTGTTGTTCTACCCCAATATCTTTTTTTATAGAAGGAAGAATTGCCTCTAAAAAATTCTGAAAAACAGGCTTACCACCGGCAATGCTGATACAGTTAGTATTACCAAAGATAATATCAGAAACATCACCATCAAAAATGAAATCTATTTGTTTTCTGATTTTTCTATCTATACTTACGAAAAGATTATTAGCCTCATCAAATGTATTTGCAGTAGCATTTTCATATTCTTTTGCAATCTTATCAATTTGTTTCATTCCTTTTGTGAATCTATCAAAAATCGCATAATCGGTCATTTTAATACGCAAAATTCTACTTTCATCACCGTTAATAGAATATTCTTTATATCCAACATCAAAACTTAAATTGTTCATTAGACCTCTCCTTATACTGCTGTAAATGTTGGTACCTTGTTAGTAATAGCAACAGTACCTTTCTGACGATTGCCTTCAAGTGAAACATTGTAAGGAATATTTACACCACTATTGTTACCACCTGCACCACCGTAAGACTGTGGCTTTACAAAACAATCCTCTACCCAAGCACTAGCACCTGTAACTGCACCTGATGCATCAATAGTAGCATTGTTATCAATAAGCACTTCAAGAATTTTTGTTCTGCAATTTTCTCCTGTAAGTCTATTCATAGCAATGTCTTTTAGCTTGTCAAAGATTTCATCTTCTGTGTCTGCATAGTATGTTTCTACACCTAGAGTTGGTGCGTAACCATTATCAATAGTTTGGTCAAGAATATTCTTTGAGTCTGCCTCCGGATTTAGTTCCATTGATAGTTCCTCAATATCTCTACCGATTAGAAACCAACTAGGTGTCTGACTTCCAAAACTAGCGTCAATGTAGTGCATTAAGTAACTTCTTTTTAGCTTACCTGAATACTTGCCGGGTGTACCACTTACTGCTTTTGTTTCTGCCATAATATTACCTTCTTTCATTAAAAATCAATTTTGTATTGTGATATAATCTGCAACTGATATACCACACCGTTATTCATATTGCCATTTGGTATTTCGTAAATCATACCATTTGAACAAGTTAACTTTGTTAGAGTGCCTATATACTCATTGTCACCCACCTTGACAGTAACTTCTTGATTATCTGCAAAATGTTCAAGGTACATTTGAAGTGAGAGTAAAGCACCTGTATTTACCATTCTGTCATAGTCATTAACGGACTGATACACTGCATATAGAATAAAGTTATGTTGTCTTTTCTGATTACCTAAAATATCTTCTTTTAGCAATGTATCACCTGTTGAAGATAGTCCATAACTATCAATTGTATCATCTGTAAAGTCAATAGAGATTTCATTACACACTTCATTAATTTGTGGAAAACTCTGCAAAGCTGACTTTACTACTTCAATTATGTTCATTTCACATTACCACCTAAAATTTTTGCAGTACCGTTAAGGATAACATCTTTCTTATCCTTTTTCATTCGTTCAAACCACATTTTACCGGCTAAAGGGTGTTTAGCAGTTGAATACTTTAACTCTCTACCGGTAGGGTATTTCTTTGGTGGACTGTAAAAGCCTACCAATTCGCCATTCTTGTATAGTGGAATATTAGGACCATAAACAACACCATAGTATAAATACCTTGCATAAGGTCCTAACTGTACAACCTTACCACTACCTATAACTGTACCTACTGTGGCAGACTTAAACAGAAAGCCTGTATCCATAGGTGTGTATGGTATCATCTGCCTTATAACTTCATTGTCTACAAACCTTTGTGCCTTTTGAAATTCCTTTTCAGTTAAAGAACCAAAGTCACTACGCCATTTAAAATTTAAACTTCCGTTAGGTGTGTTCATTGTGCTATCTTGTGGCTGACTAATAATCATACATTCACCTACTTTCCACTAATCTTGATGTGTTGTAACCTTTTAGCACCATAGTCCTTGATGTCTATTGACATAATAGTGTTGTAACTAAAAGACTTGTTAAACTCTTTCATACTTTCCGATACTGTCTTTTGGTCGGTATTATTAAATTCAAAGTCACAATAACCTTTTACAATAAGGTCTTGTGAGGGTTTCTTAGGTACAATCTTCATTCCTGGGAAAACATCATTAGCCGGTAACAAGCTACTGCTAGGAGTAATTACAAGGCTATCAAGTGGTATATATACAGTTACACTGTCAGCATTCTGTAAACCACTTTTCATAACATTACTTGCCTTGTTCTCTTGCCAATGACAATGGGGTACATAAAACTTACTGTACCCCACCCCATTAAAATGATATATTGTACATTTAAAATTAGTAATCACTTTACACCTCTGTACAGTAAACCTGTACCACTTAGCCACATATAAATTACAGACTTAATTTTCTTTGACAAAACCTGTCTTTGGCTTTCTGTACTTTCATATGTAACTGACATATCACCTGTCTTGTCAGAGGTTACATAGTTACTACTATTTTGTTCTGCATGATAAAGCAGTTCAGCTACTTCACAACAACACATTTTTACTTGTTCAGGTATATCGCCCTCATCAATGTTGTCACAAGTATAGTGCCTAATATAGTTAGTTGCTTTACGGAAATAAACATAAGGGTTAGCAGTATTAATGACTGCACCTTGATATTTATTTTTATAAAAATCCATATTTGCATAAATCATCATACTGCTTTACCTCTTATACAGATACTGACTGAGTAGCTGTGTTCTGTGTTACTGTGTGACAGTAGATACCTGCTACTTTGTTCTGATACACCTTAGCAATACCAACATTACGATAACCAAAAGTCCATGCGTCTGCATCAGGGTTTGCGTTAGGGTCAATAATCTTAGGTACTTTGTGCTTGGTGTACTGGATTACTGCTGACTTATGGATAATCTCAAAGTTAATGTCAACAGATTTAGCTGACTTAGCATAACCACCTTTTTCCTGACCACTGGTCTTACCGTCATTTAGTGTAATGTTAGTCATAAATCTTGATGAAGGTACCGGGACAATCTTAGAAAATCTTTCAAGCACCTTTCTTGACTTTGTTGTATCCATATCATCAATTACACCGTAAAGGTCTGAACGGATGTACAGAATTCTGTTATCTGTAGGTACTTCGTCATCATCCATCTTTGCAGTAGCAGTACGAAGAGCCTTGATAATACTGTCACCTGTAGAAAGGCTACCATATGCAGAAGAAATACCCTTGATACCTGAGTATGTAGAAAATCTAAATGCATCAAGTTCAGGTACTTCCTTAGTACGGATAAACTCACCTGCAAGTCTGCCAAATGCAATACCGGCAGTTTCAATATTATCCATACTGTCAACAGTAAACTTTCTGCCTCTATCGTAGTTACAAGCTACTGTCTGATTCTTAATAGTTACATCACCGCTAATATAACCACTGTTACGGTCATAGTTAGCAAGACCGTCCATTTCAATCATTGGAATAATCAGTTCGTTAGCATTAGCACCTGCCTGTGCAAGTTCTGACGCACCGTCTAAATCAGAAGTAAGTGCAGCATTTTTATACACTTCATCAAGAAGTGGCACATAGGATTTTGCTAATTCAATAGTATTTGCCATAAAATAAAACCTCTTTTCTTAATTATTTATCTTCTTTTGGTTCACCTAAACCCATAGCAGACCTAATGGCTGACATTGAGTCAGGTTTAATATTTGTGTTACCGGTATTCTTTACCGGATTTTTGAAAGGCTCATCTGACTTGAACATATAGTCATTTTCTGTCTTTACATCATTGATAGCCTTTTCAATATCTTCTGCTTGATTTTTTGATGTTTTAAGGTTGTCAAGGTCAAGCAAAGCCTTAACAGCTTTACTGTTCTTTGCACCACTTTTTGATAAAGCCGTATCAAGTACAGAAGTAAACTCCATATCTGCAATTTTATCCTTGTACTCTTTGTCCTTGTTTGCAAGTTCTGTGTTAAGACTATCAATTTTACCTTGTAAGTCTTTGACATCAACCCCATCAAATTCTTTTAGTGCATTTTGTGCAGTCTCTAGCTGATCCTTTAGGCTATCTCTTTCCACAATTAGTGGTTGTTTAGCCTTTTCTAAATCTTGGTTGTACTGATTCAGAACTTTATCAATATTATCCTTATCAAGTCCTAAATCTTCTAAAAATTTTCTTTGCATAATAGCTCCTTTCGATACGCTTTTTAACGAGGTAGCACCTCTTTCTATCCTTAGTTTAACGACTTAGGAACGGTCAATTTTGGGTATAAAAAAAGCACCTTACAAACTGTAAAGTGCTTAAATTCATATAACAAAGCCGTCCTGATTGCTCAAGACGGCTCCAAAGTAATGGTTATTTGGCAGGCGTGGCTTACTCCTGCATCTCTCGAAGTTCCCTTCTGTCATACCGTCGGCGTGTGGATGCCACGAAATTGTCCACCTCAAATAACCTATTCTTATTCTATTAATATTGTACCCTATTTATTCTGCTTTGTAAAGTATTTTTTTAGTTCTCAAATAACGATTATATCTTTTGTCTGATACTTTAAGAAAAGTGATAATAGAGTTTTTATATTCATTCGGATCATCTGATGTTTTTAATCTAAGAATAATTTGATAATTTTTACCATTCTCAACAATGTGCTTTAAAATAAAGGCAGTATAAGGCTTGTTTGCTTGTAAAACATAATCGGGATTTTCAACTATTTCCTTTGCATAATTAAAATACATTTCATAGTCATTAGGATGACGCTCTTTTATGTGTTGTATCTGTTTTTCTGTTATTATAACTTCATCAGTAGTAATATCCTCTGTCACACATTTATAAATATCTATATTGATTTTACCTATCTTATGCACATCATCTACCACCATCTCATCATTATTGCTATCCTTAGCTTTAACTATACCACTATCGTTACTTTTTTCAATATTTGATTTACTGTTTTGTATAGTTTTTTCAAAGTTGGTGTTGTCACCGGAATCAGAAAGTTTATGTACACCATTTTCAATAGTCTTTGTACCGTTACTCTTAGCCACCTTACTACTTTTATCAAGATTAGTACCTATGTTTCCCAGTCCGTCAATATTTACTCTTTGTCTTTGTTGTGGTAGGTTCATAGTCTTTGAAAGTCTAGCATATTCATCAGATGTTTTATTGTACCTTGCATTAGCTGACATTATGTCATCATCACCGGCACCACCCTCTGTAAGCAGTTTTATTTCTTGTCTTTCTGCTCTCATTACAGTTTCAAGTTTTCTTTGTCTTTGTAGAGCCTCATACTTTGTGTAGCTTTTACCTCTAAACTCTCTTTTCTCATTATCTTCTTGGTTCATTCGGTTTAGTTCTTCATCTGTATAAGTCCTTTCTGATACACCTTTAATAAATGGATAATAGTTGTGATAACAGTTAGCACCACAAAGCCCTGTTACTGTACCCAGTCCACAAACTGAAACCAATTCTTCCTTGCTATAAACCCTACCTTGCCAAGGTTGGTGGGTAGGTCTTGCCCCACTATGATAAGTAGTTTCAAAATAGTTTGTTTCAAGTTTTTCTGCATTACTCTCATTGATATTTGCCACTACCTGATTATAACCTGTAAGGACTGCTCTCCTTACTGCTACCGATACTCTACTGCTGTAACCACTGTCATAGTCAATGTACCTTAGTCCTGAGTTAGTCATTTCTTTCACTGTATTTCTCAGTACAGTATTGTAGTCAAATGCACCTGTAGCAATTTGAGTTATTGCCTTGTCAAGAGTGTTTTGGTAGTAGTCTGTAAGTGGTGTATATGTTAGCTTAGTTGAGTTAGGTTCTCTAAGTGCAAAGCCTAAAGAACCGGTAATGTTCTTTAGCTCTCCTTTAGTCTGAGTTATCATAGAATTAACAAGTTGTTGAAGTGGTAAGTTATCTTCATATGGTATGAAACTTTTGCCTACTGCGTCATAAAGGCTTTTATCTCTTGCATAACCACTTCTTATAACATTAGAAAACACCTTGTCTATCTGTTCATCAGATAGGTTCAAGGTGTTCTTGATATAACTCTTTATTTCTTCTTTACTTTTTCCCAATTCATAAAGTCTGTTAATTTGCCAATCTGCTGACCTTGTAATCTCCTTATTATTGGCCTGTAACCGTCTAATAATGTCAAGCATAATAGTTTGTTCCAGGTCATTAAAAAGACTCACAATAGGCTGAGGAACAGACTCTATATCCTTTTCAGTAAATTGCATTAATCTTTACCTATAAAAGCCAGTACAATAACTGTAACACAAATAATTGTTGTAATAATAATTGAACTACTCATTCTATCAACTCAGCTTTTTGTGGTAGGTTCTGTAAGGCTGTATCAATGTCTTCACCCATCCACTTTGCTCTGTATTCCTCAGGTCTTAGGATACCTAAGTTAAGGTCCTGTATATCTTGCTTTCTTTCTGTTTCTTCATCTGTCTTAATGCTATCCTTAAAATCACAAACAAACTTGTAACCACTTGTAGTCATTGAATTATAAAAAGCTAAAGCATACACAAGGTCCTCCATACAATCCTTTAAATTTTCTTGAATTGCATTAACTGTGTTGTACTTTCTGTCTTTAGCCGACTTAATTTCCGTTGCAGTTTTTGCCACTGTTGCCGGATCGGACAAGTCACCATAAGCAAGACCAACAGAAAATTCAATTTCTCTTTTGTATGCCTCTAGTCCGGCTTTAATATCAACTTGTCTGATTGTCGGTGAATAGTCCTGTAAAATACCCTCATTATCGTCAAGGTCAACACTACGATATAACCTTTTATTTAACTTTGCTACTCTATTACCTTTTAGTGCTGATTCATCAATGTGTATAGCTCTTTCTCCACTTTCAAACTCCCAATCAAGCCTACCGAACTGAATATCTGCTTTCTGAATAATTGGCAATGCTGAATCAAATATAGAAATAGGAGTCATAGAGCCGTCAATATCATTGTCAATAGGGTTACGATAATAGCCGAAAGCAGTTTTATTCATTGTGGGATATGTGATACTTTCTTCTAGGTCTGCCCATTCTTCAATACTGCTTAATGGTATCTTATTGCCTAATGTGCTTTCACTGTCAGACACATAGGCAGAATTAGTAATTGTCAGTCCCTTGTCTTTATCTAGGTCGTGATATTCAAGTCTTGTATAGAACTTGTTACCTAGCTTTTTAAATTCAGGAAATGTAACTTTAATCAGTCTTCCGTCTGTATCGTATTCAACAGGTATAAAGGCATTGGCAGAAACAAACTGAACTTTACTGCCACCTAAAGGCTTTATAATCATAGCACCTGTGGCTAAACCTCTTTGAAAGTGTGTGTTAATGTTTCTAATTGCTTTCTTGTATATTTCATCAAGTGGCTTGTAACTGACACTTGAAGTCATTTCAGACAAAGAAACATTGCTAAATTCTCTTACAATGGACTTTTCAAGTCTTAGACTGATAACATGATATTCATCAAGCCACAAGGCTCTGCCTGAATAACTGTTCTGCCACACATCAATAGACTTTAACATTTCATCAGTTAAAGCAATATCAATATTAAGTGCATTCTTAATACTTCTTAGCTTTGTCGGAAACACTCTGCTCCACACTCCTTTCAAAAAATTTATAAGTCCCATTTTATCCCACCTTTATAAACCTTTTCATATTTCTTTCAAAGGTGTACTCAAAACCGTCAAGACTATCAATATCGGTAGATCCGTCATCAAGTCTTTCATCATTTAGCTTTTTATCGTTCCATACTGCCTCACACAAGGCTCTTTTCAAGCTGTCACAACTATCTGTAATAAAGAACCTATCTGCTCCCATAAGTCGCAATGTACATTGAATACGGTCTTGTATAGGCATTTTCCTAGCCGGTCTAACAATAACATCAGGAAATTTCTTCTCAAAGGCTCTTTTTATACCTCTACCTAAAACAGTTTCGGCATTATCCCAATAAACATAATCAACTTTTCCTACCATATCAAAAACAGACTGTGCAAATTCTATAGCCAGTCTGTCTAAATCGTTACTATCATATTCTCCAAAGTGCCTTATACTTCTAATGGCCACCAACTCACTGTAATTATCAGTTGTACCGGTAGCAACAAACGCATGACCTGACTTATTACCACCAAAGTCAATACCAATAGTTACTTCTTGTACAGAGCTTTTTAGTATCTGTTTGTATGGTAAATCAGGGTCAATCCTATCAACTAATTTACAGTAATACGCTTTTGGATTGTCGGCAAATTTACGATAAATAGCACCTTCGGCACGAACCCACTTGCCTAAAATTAATCTATCATAGTAGATAGTACCTTCATACTCATTACACAAGTTTTGTACAAATTCTTTAGACAAAAAGGTATTATCAAAGATAGTATATTCTTGCAAATAAATATCTGCATCACTGTCAATAAACTGCTTTAACCAATGAGTAGGGTGTTCAGGGTTTAAACTACCGTCAAAGCAAGAATAAGGCTTATCAAGTCTTGACTTTAGCATAGCAAATACATCTTCATTCCACTTTGCTACCTCATCACCATAAATATATTTAGCCGAGGCACCTTGAATTTTTGCAACCTGACTAACCTTTTCAGCACCTAAACAATAAACATCTTCACCACAGATTTTAGCAATGTTGCGACTGTTGATTGTTCCAACAACATCAGAGGTATATCGTTCTCTCATTGGCTGAAGTACATTTCGCTCAATAGTTTCTTTAGATACACCAATGATAAAACAAAGTCCGTCTTTGCCTATTCTCTCCCTAATTCTCATAGGTACAATAAAAGTAACATCAACAAAACTTTTACCGGAACGAACTGCACCACTCTTTATGTTCCATCTATGGGTAGCATTTACAATATATTCTTTTTGCTTATTTGTGTAACCCATTCTTTGTACTCCTTAGTGCATCATCTTTAATCTCTTTCAAAATATTATCCAGCTTATTAAGTGCCGTTGTGTCTGTTTCTTCTTTCTGCTTATCTCTCCACTTATCAGGTCGTCTATTTTTAAGCCAAAAGATTTGAGCCGTTGTATTGCCCTCTAGTGCTGATGAAAGCAAAGCGTTCTCAACTTCATAGTCAACAACTTCTTTACCCTTTTTTAAGGCTTGTAAAATCGGTAAATGGTTTGTTTTATAGTTAAATAAAGTCTTAACTGAAATACCCATATTCTTCGCTATCTGTTCATCGGTTAATCCATCTCTAGCCCAACCCTCCAGCAATAATAAATTTTCCTTTAGTAACCACTTTTGATATTTTCCCTTTGCCAAATTCACCACCTCTCTTTATTAGTTTCTTATTTACTACTACCGTTCGACCTCTACCACCCGTATTCACACACTCCTTTATTCCAAAATACCTTTATCAAGTAAGGACTTCTTTGCTTGTTTTAATCTCCATCTTTGCTTCATTAAAATTCTTATATTTCCCTCTGGATTAGAGCTGTTAATTTCTTTATCTATGTTCTTATATTGCCTATCAATAGAACTATATAATTCACCAGCCTGTTTATGACTTTTAACACTATTCACAGCCTTTTCTATATCATCAACTGCTTGAACATAGCCACGATAGTCCCATTTTTTACTACCTGATGATGTACCGGTTTTTGAAGTAGGAAATTGAATAACATTATCCTTTGCAGTTACTCCACTTACTGAACCTCTGCCGCCCATTACTCTGACCTCCTAAATTTTTCTTGAAACGACTTCACTTGTACTATATTGCCTTTACATTCTTCCGGTACTGTGCCGTAAAAAATAATCTGTGTAGGTTCTAACCGTTCTAACATTTCATTATAGCCTTGCAAAAATAATTCTTTATCTTTGTTACTTTTCTGTGTGCCTACGCTGGATACTGCAACAATACTGTTCTTTGGCTCTCCATCAAAGCAATAATTATAACTAACTTCATCACTCCAACAAATTGTAGGTATTACCTTGATACCGTACATCTGCCAGTATGCAGCCAACCAATGCTTTTTGTAATGGTTATAAATCTGCAAGGCTCTAGGGTAGTCGGAATAAAGGCTAAAATCAGGTGAAAGTACAAAGGGGTATTTCGTTAACAAATCAATATATTTTTCAGGATTATTCCATAATCGTTGGAACTGATAATCATCAAGAAAGAAATGCACTCCACAATCTTTCTTCTTGCTACTCATTGCATAATTAAAGCCAATTAGATTCTCTAAATTGTCAATATTATCTGTAGCATTGATGCTAGGAATATTAAAAATGCCTTCACCATTAAAAATGAATTTTGTTGTGTTCTCATAGCTGAACTTATTTTTGTACATTAAATCACCTAATTTCATATACAACAAAACCCACCTAAGTGATTAGGTGGGTAATGCTGAATTTTTTACAAGAGGAATAGTAGAAGTGAAAATCATTCTTGCAATCTTATCTATCTCTTTCGGTTTTCCATAATATCATTATAGCACTTTCTATAGTGGCTTTTAATGGCTATTTAATACTTTGCTAAACTCTTTCAAGGCTTTCCCATGTATTCTATATACCCATCTCAAATCATAATTCATACAATCAGCTACCTGCTCCCATGTTTTATGATTTAGGTAATACTCTGTCAGAACTGTTTTATGTCGTTCATCAGTCAGCCTATGTATAAGGGTTCTGGCTTGTTCCTTTAATTCTACAAGTCCGGCAATTTCTTCATTGATTTTGTCTTGTAATAAAACAATCTTATCAATAATCTTTGTAAAGTCACCACCACTACCGGAACTCTGTACCCTTTCACCTTGGCTCTGTGGGCTTACTTGTAATGACTTTAACTTTAGGTGATACAGTTCATCACTCTTAGTATTAATGCTTATATCAGCAAACCTTACACGATTAAGGTACTCTTTAGCGTTCAAGGTTATCACTCCAATCTAAAGCCTGTCCACAATGAGGACAGTAATTATATTCCCAACTAGCACTAAACATAGTAAGTTTCTTAAAACAACTAGGACAAAATTTATCAAGCAATGTTTTTTTGCTTGATACCACCTTCTTAGGTGTTCGTTTTGAAACAGCCTTACCCAAGTTTACTCTTTTGCAATCGTTAATCAGGTCTATAAAATCATCTGTTGTCATTCCATAAGAAGACCATGGGAAACTCTCCTCACTAATAACATCATATTCATTATTATCAATCATTTCTCCTAATTCTGTAACATCAATATATTTGCCCTTTGAAGTATCAACATACTTATTCATATCGCAATCTCTCCTGTTTCAATCTTAGCTCTATACTGACCGTAGCTTAGCCTTGTACCGTTTTCTTCGTTGTACTTATGTAAGTTATACAAAGTACGGTTAAGGTTATGTTCTCTTGACTGCTTTGGTGTTCTAGCTTGTTCTCCTCTTAGCTTTTGGTTCTTCACTCTGTTGTGTTTCTTAACACACTCATAACTGCAAAACTTTGCATTGTGGTTTCTTGCAGTAAATTCATTTCCACATACTGCACATACTCTCTTAATTTCCATTATTGTTACTCCTTATTTCAACATCATCAAGTTTACATACCACTAAAGAATTTGTAGCTAAATTGTCTTGTAGTTCAGCTTGATATATAAACTTGTTTTCTTTTGTACTTCGTCTGATAATACAACCAACTAAGTTATAAAGACTTCCCTTATAACTTACTTGCCTATTCAAATATTTCTTAACTTGAGAAATGTCCATTTACAGGCAACTCCTTTATCCTGATATAGATACCGGGAATATCTGCCCAAAACTTTTCTACCAGTTCAGAACAAACAAGTGCATCATCTTTCCAAAAGCCTAACTTAGTCATTACATCTTTCAAAAGCTTTTGTAAGTTATCTGTATCAGGCTTTGTTGTACGATAGTCCCCATCACTATGTTTTCCCTTTAGTGGGAAACACCACTTTGTAACAAGTGATACACCTGAAACAAACATTTCCTTTGGAACATATTTACTTAAATATGCTTCAAGTTTTGACCTAGCCTCTTTTAGTCTTGGTTCTTCATAGAAGATTGGTTTACCGTTCACATAACTAATCTTCTTTTCTTGATGTGTAATTGTTGGTGGGTCCATAGGCATAAAAAATTCAGTAGTCTTCATTTTATATCCTTTCTGTGTAAATCATTTATTTATAAACTTCTGCTTTTTCGTGTATATTATTACTTAATATAAAAGGGGAATTTAAAACCCCTTTTATATATATATAATATATATAGTTTGTCTTTGTCCCTGACAAAGTCGATAGGTTATTCGAGAATGTCCCTCTCAGGGACATTCAATTTTTATCGAGTTTGACCCTATGAGGGACAGACAAATTAATCGAGTTTGTCCCTGTCCCTATATTGATAAATTTTAAGTTTAATTCTTAATTAGAATTATTTTTCAACCCTGTATTACCGTTATCAATCCAAAAACCACCATGTTCTTTCAGCTTTCTTCTGATAGTTTTTTCTGATTGACCTATATAGGATGCAAGGTCTTCAATACTGGCTTGACCATTTTCTCGAACTGCACTAAAGGCAACTTCTAATGATTCTTTTCGTTCATTCTTTCGTTCTTCAGCACTTTTTTTGTTGCCAAAATTTTTCTTGTAATTTGAGTTTTTACTATTCATTTGGCTACTACTGTCAATATCACTTAAAACACCTGTATCGTCAATCTGATGTATAGGATAATTGAACCAACAGTTGATTGGTGAGAACCTAGGGAACTCTCTTAATGTACCTTCAATTCTCCAAGCTGAACGAGTTTTGATGGACTTTCTTTCTTCTTGAAATTCAGCCCTAGCCAAAGCTAAAGTATTCTTACTTAGCTTATTTTCGGCTATCTTTTCCATATTGTAGGAACTTTCTAAATCATCCTGAGAAACCTCCTCATCAATATTAGAAACAAATCTTTTCAGATATTTATAGTAAATAGCACATTCAGCTTTGTTCTCTTGATACTTAATAAGATTATCGTCAATTTCAAGTTCTATAAGGTCTAACATGGCATCAGGGTCACGAGCAAAAACACCACTGCCTGAGGCTCTGTCCATAGACTTCTTAGTACCTTGATTACCTTTTGAATGATGGTGACAGTAAATAACTGCACATCCCAGTTCGGCACAAATTTTGTCAAACTGATTACAGAACTTAGACATCTGTTCTGCACTGTTTTCATCACCTGTAAGGACCTTGTATATAGGGTCAATAATAACTGCTATATAGTTCTTTTTTAAGGCTCTACGGATTAGCTTAGGTGCTAATTTATCCATTGGTGAGGCTTTACCTCTTAAATGCCATATATCAATATTCATTATGGCATTAGGTTGCCAATTTAGTTTCTTATATACATCAGCAAATCTATGTAAACAACTTGCTTTATCAAGTTCAAGATTAACATACATAACTTTACCTTTAGTACAATTAAAACCTAGCCACTTCTTCCCCTCAGCTATTGCAATAGTAAGTTCAATAAGTGCAAAAGACTTACCGGCTTTAGATGGTCCGGCTATAAGCATTTTGTGACCTTGTCTGAGAACATTATCAATTAGTGGTGGTGATAGTTCAGGTAAGTTATCAAAAACTTCTGTTAGGTTTTCCGGTTCAGGTAAATCATCATTAATACTTTCTATCCACTCATACCATTCATCCCAACTTTCTTTGCCTATGTTGGTATCAAGTAAATATTGTTTCTTACCTTTTCTTTCAATACCGGGCATTCTGCTTAGTCTTGATGGGTTTTTGTTCTGCTTATCTGTAATAAAGCCGTTCTTGTCACAAACTTTATAAAGATAATTTACTCTCTTACTGTATTCTTCATAATTTGTAGCATTTATCTTTACAATAGCGTGAATAGATTTATTACCTGTATGTACAAGACAAGCTACCGGCAATTCAAGTTCTCTGATAATAGTATTTTGAGTTTCAATAGGTATTTCATCAGATTCTACAAGTGCATAACGGTAGTCGGTTACATTGTCATTTTTAACACCTTTACCGTCTAAAGGATTAAACCTTATCCAAGCACCTACATCTTTGTTATAATCCCCAAATACTGCACCTATATCATCATCTTTCAACTTTGACAATTCTTCTATTAACTGACCTGCAGTTCTATCATAATCACCCTTTGTAGGTAAGTTTTTACCGTCAGCAGTTTGCCAACAGTCTGTTACATATCCCACATTATCGTCAGCCTCAAACAATACACTAAGGTATTTAATAAGTTGTTCTTTAGGGTGCCACTCTTTAGGTAGTTTTAATTCTTCAATTTCAAAACCACCGTCTATAACTTTCAATGGGTCATTACTGATTTCATCATCCCAGTTCATAGCTTCATCAGGTGCAACAACAGGTGGCTTGTAACCAAAGTCACAAGCCATTTGATATATAGTGCCACCTGTTACCGGTGAAGAACTTCCGTTAAATGTTGCCCATTTTTTATGACATTCACCACTGTGGTATCTGCTACTATCTCTACTGCTCCAGTTATCCCAATCATATTCAGAATAACCTTCTTGTTTAAGAGCCATACCAACATTAATCCATTCCTGATAGTCTAGCCTTGAAGGATCAATATATTTAATTAATTCAACTAAATCCAGCTTATTATTCATAGCTATTCACCCTCTCTATACTGTGACGGATTGATGTTTCTAGGTACATGCCAACCATTAGCAGCAATTCTATCTATCATTTTCTTTGCATTTTCAAATTGCCATTCACCAACATGCTGAAATCCATAACGCTCTAAACATCTTATCTGTTTAGGTGTGGTAAGTCCTGTTTCTTTGCGTTTCTGTAGTCTTTCAAGTAGCATTGTAGCCTTACCGGCATTATCAATTTCATCCGGAAAAATACCTAGTTTTTCAAGTGCTTGTACTTGTTTTTTGCTAGGTGGTGCCATCTCCCAACCAAAAGCCGGAACATATGAAGATAAATCTTCTGCTTGAATTGACATTTCAAATTGCAAAGGGTCAACAAGTTTTCTTTTTCTTGTTTTCATTTTTTGCAGTTGTTCTGCAAGTGCTCTTTCTCTCTGTTCAACAACATCTTCTGATGCCTTTTCTTCAGCCTCTTCAATATCAATAGGACAACCTGAATTTTCTGCTAAATTCTCAGTCATTTTCTTTGCCACTTCGTCAGATGTACAAATTAAGTGAGCAGGTCTGCATAGTTCGTGTCTTTCTGTATGCCACAGAAAATCAAGAAGTAATAAATCTTCCTTACCTTCACATAGTCTTGTACCTCTGCCAACCATTTGACAATAAAGACCTCTTACTTTTGTTGGTCTTAATACAATAATGCAATCAACTGATGGACAGTCCCAGCCTTCCGTTAAAAGCATTGAATTACACAGAACATTGTATTTATCATTTTCAAAATCACTTAATACTTCTGCTCTATCTGTACTGTTGCCATTAACCTCAGCTGCATTAAAGCCCTGAGTATTTAAAATATCTCTAAACTTCTGTGAAGTCTTTACGAGTGGAAGAAAAACTACTGTCTTTCTGTTTGCACAATACTTCTTCATTTCTGTTGCTATTTGATACAAATATGGGTCCAGTGCAGTATCAATATCACTGGCTTTAAAGTCACCAGCTTGTGTTGATACACCTGATAAATCAAGTTTAAGTGGTATTGTTACTGCCTTAATAGGAGTTAAATACCCTTCCTTAATAGCTTGTGGAAGGGTATACTCATATGCTAGGCTATCAAACACTTGTCCTAGATTTTTCATATCACCTCTGTCAGGTGTTGCAGTAACACCAAGTACATTAGCCTCAGAAAAATGTTCAAGTATTTTTTGGTAACTATCAGAGATAACATGATGTGCTTCGTCAATAATAATTGTGTCAAAGTAATCACAACTAAATTGATTTAGTCTTTTATCTCTCATAAGTGTTTGGACTGAACCTACAACAACTCTATACCAACTGTTAATACAGGAGTTTTCAGCTTTTTCTACTGCACTTTTCAGTCCGGTAGCCTTTTCTATTTTGTCAGAGGCTTGTTCTAACAGTTCGCCTCTATGGGCAAGGATTAAAACCCTTGCCCCTTGTCTTACACAATCTTCTGTAATCTTTGCAAAAACTATTGTTTTACCACACCCGGTAGGAAGAACCAAAAGAGTTTTCTTGTCCCCACTATTCCACTTTTCAAAAACCTTTTCTTTTGCCTCTTGCTGATATGGTCTTAACTTAATTTCACCCATTAAAACTGACCAGGCACAAAGGCTTTAGACTGACTGTTTTGTTGTGGGGTTTCGTTAGGTTCTAAGAATTCTTTGATTCTGTTAATTTCTCTTTCTTCGCCTTTATCATTAGTGTATTTATCTACACTAACCTTACACTTACCTTTTCTGCCTGTTACTTCACTCCAATTCATTCGTAAAGGTTCTCCATGTTTTCTCAAACCAATAGAAGTAAAGAACTGACACAATTTCCACTCAACTTTTTTGTTAAGAAGTAAGTTTTCTCTAACAGTAGCAGAACCGGCTTCTGAAGTTAGCTTAATTGATAGTTCAGCTTTAGGACAAGCTGACATCTTTGTGCTACCTTCAAATCTCTTTCGTTCAAAGCCTAAAATCTCAAAATCGTATGTACCTTCAGGAAGAAGAACAAACTCACTATCATTTTCAATGGTGTCATCCCAACCCATTGCTACATCATTGTTATTGTATTCTGCCATTTTAATCATCCTTTCTTTAATCAAATGGTAAATCATTGTTTTGGTTAATCAGTCCTACAACTTTATCCCAGAAAGTAATTAACCAACCTTCAATAAACTCATTACCATAGTCCTTTATCTTAGTATCTTGTGGGAAATATCCCTTTTGTGCCACAACAAGTTGAATATCCTCTTCTGACACATTATCGGCTTTCATCAAATCTACTAACTTCTTGGGCAATCCTTCCGGAATCGGAACATTAGTTGCTTGTTGCTCCACCGGTGGTGAAACCGGTACATCATCTTCTACAAGGTCATCAAGTTCAGAGATAGGGTCACTTGTAACTACTTGTTGTGGCTTTGGTTCTGATACAACAGTAGTTGTTGTACTGTCACTAGGGATAAATGGAGAAATCACAGAGTATTCAAAAGGTACTTCCCTATCAAGACCGTATCTGTTTTTTGCATCCCAACAAGGATTATGCTCTGTGTACATTACTCTCTTGCCACCTGTAGCCTTGTACTTGTTGTTGTCTGTTTTCTCCACATAAGTCTTATAATTGACAAAGAATACTGCATCTGCCCATTCTTTTAATAAAGGAGCATTTCTTTTGTCCAGCTTTAGTTCCCATCTATCATAAGCACCCATTTCATCAGGTTGTTCAAACTTTCTCATAGTAGCATGAGCAAGTACCACAACATTAATATGTATATCAATCAAGTCTTCTAACAGATTAAGTATCTTACCAAAAGCCTCTGACTGATATACATAACCTTTACCATAGCCAAAGTCCTCAATACCTATCTTCTTTGCAGATGCACATACTGATTGACCACATAACTTTTCAAGCCAATCAGCAGTATCAAGAACAAATGTTTTGCATACATTAGGGTTCTGCTTAACATATTCAATCTGTTTAATAACCATTTCCATGGAAGTTGGTCTATCAAATCTACTAACATTAAGTTTTTTTGTGCCACCCTCTGTATCGCAAAACACAGGACTAGGAAACTTAGATGCCATTGTTGACTTACCAATTCCCTCAGGACCATAAATTACAATCTTTTGTGCTGACATAATTACACCACTTGAAATGTTCATAGATTAAAACTCTCCTATCTTAAATTCCTTTTTTACAAAAGGCTTTTGTTCTGTATTCTTAACATATCCATCTTCAATAATGATGGAACATTCATCTCCGGTTGACACTCTGGTTGCAATAGCTTGTAAGTTCTCACTTTCAAGCCACTGATTAAATTCTGCCAGTGTTTCAACATCCATTTGTTCCAGCTTATCTAATAGTACAAAACCACAATTAGGATTTAGCTTTCTGATGATAGCAGTAGCTACTTTTAACTGCTCTGCACCACTCATATTGTCCCACTTATAGCCTTTATAAGTTAGTTCCTTACCTTCAACTGATAGACCCGGTAAAGGAAGATTAGCATTGTTAAGTAGGTCATACTTCCTCTTGCGTATTTCTTCAATATGATGTGTTAGATTGTTGTACTGGTTTTGATAATTCTTGGCATCTTCTTCAGCTTTCGCTTTATCAAGATTTGCTCTAACCTTACGGTTAATGCTATCAATATTAGCAATACTTTCTTCAAGTTCAGCAGTTGACTTATCTTCAAGTCCCTGTACAGAAGTTTTTGCAATTTCAATGTCAGATAGTATATTTCTTCTCTTATCCTTTAATTCTGCTAAATTTCTTTCTAAAGTAGCAATTTGGACAGTAAGGGACTCGTTCTGACTTTCCAATGAACTTAAATGTTCCCTTTTCTTCTGATTCTCACCGTTCTGCACAAGTATTGCTTGTTGTTGCTTAATTAAGTCATAAGGAGAAATAAGTTCAAAAGGTACGCCCTCATACTCTTCCATTTCAAGGGCATACTTCTTCTTTTGGTCTGCAATCTGACCGATAGCGTGTCTTTGATTGTATGTTGTGGTTTCTTCATTTTCCAGCATATAAAGTTCATCACCAACACCAATAATCTGTAGTAGAATATCTGCCTTTTCTTTTCCTGATGCACTCATAAACTTTGGTAAATCAAGAGCAAAGGAACTGATAAATTCATTCAGCAATGTTTGTCCACTTTTGTTACCTTCCGGGTCAATGACCTTTAAGCTACTATTCTTGCCACTTCTCTCAACCACAATACCGTTAGATAGCTTAATCTTTAGGTGTGGTGGAATTGTAGAACCATCTCTCTTAGGAGATGATGGCATAAACTTGTTACCACCAAGACACCATGCAATACTATCCAGTACAGATGTTTTGCCTTGACCGTTTCTACCACCAAGGACAGTTAAACCCTCAGCAGTAGGAGTTAAGGACACAGCCTTAACTCTTTTAACATTTTCTACTTCTAATGATGAAATCTTAATTGACATTTTTACTATTCCTTTCACTTATACACTTGACATTTTAGAAATTTTTCTCTAAAATGAAATAAGATTATTCTAATATGTTCCGTAATAGGAACACCTTTCTAGTCACTAGGGAATTGCAGTTCTCTAGTGACTTTTTCTTTTGTTTTGGTTTTCCGATAACTTTTTGCAAAGCCCTAAAGCACCTTTATGCTCTCTGCCAAGCCTTTGGTACTTGTCAACATAAGGGCAGTTTGTGTTAAGTTCGCACTTGTAACACTCACACTTTCTGTCCTCATTCTTGTAAAACATTTTCTTTCACCTCCAAAATTAAAATGTCACACATATATTAAGAACTGCAGCTGCAATCCAATATGTTGCCATTTTAAAATCTTTACCTACTCCATAGACTATTGCAGCACTTACATCTAAGATAATCAACAATAGTGGAAAAATGTACTTTGTGTTCATACTTCTGACCTTTCATCTTTGTATCTGTCGCACAATTTACTAGCTGGACAATTTTCACAGCTTGGGTCAATCACTTCCCGACTGCAATAAAAGCCACCGTATTTAACAAGTGCAATTCTGTCTTTTTCATCAGACCAGTCCATTTCTTGTTTGCCTGGCTTATAATACTTATCCAATTGTGGTACTCTAAAAACTTCAATATCAGTGAAATCACTGCCTTCACACGCTTCTGTATATAATGCTATTGCTCTTGCTTTTCCGGCTGATTCAGCAAAAACAACTGTTGCATAATCTCTATACCCCCATTTGTTTCTTGCTTCATACGCTTTCAACTTCTTCACCCTCAACAATGTGTTCAACTTCTTCCGGTTTTGTTCCTAGTGCCTCTTCAAAGCACTTTGTCTGATAATCGTCTTTAGTTATACAGAGGTTTTCCCTACTGTATGCAACTTTGAAGTCTGCTAAAATATAAGACAAAATGCGAGGCAAAACATAGACCATACCAAAGTAGAGAAACGGTAAAAGAAGAAATCCACCATGCTTAGACATTAGATTGATATGTAGCACTAAGGAAACAATGATTGTAACCACTATTGTTACTGCAAGTCCTACTGCTTTAATCTTTTCTTTCATCTTCATCATCCATTTCGTACCCAGCTTCTCTTAATCGTTCATCACATACTTCTTTTTGCATATGTAGCAAAGCCTCGTAATATTTAATGTGTTCGTTATGTTCTTCAATCTCTTTAGCTAGTTTACTTTGTGCTTCAGCAATCATATCATGCAGATGGTTAATCTCGTTAACGCTCTCATTATATGCTTTCTGATACATTTCCTTTAGTTCTTTATCATTTTTAGCCTTAATAATTAAGCCAACTGCAATAACTAAGAGTTCTACAATAATACAAGCTAAAATAACTTTATGATCCATTGGTTTACACTTCCTTTCATTCACAACTTATGTTGTTTTATTTGATACAAGGTCCATTACTGTTACTTTACCTAGCCTTGCTATCATCATTAGCTGACCTAATGTAAAGTAAGACGGATCCTTGTAATACTTGTTAATTGTCGGCTTTGATAAGCCTAGAATCTCTTGCAGTTTATTCTTGCTTATATTCTGCCGATTAAGACAATCTTCAATATTACATATAATATTGTGCTTGTACTTGTCTTCCGGTCTTGCCAATAGCTTAGGCATTTATTTCACCTCTCCTATTGTTGTGTTATGCCTCAACAACCTTGACTAGTTCAAGGCTATCTTCAATAAGGGTTCTTACTAGGCTTGACATCTTCTTGCCTGTCTTTTCGCATAGCTCTTCAAGTGTCTTCTGTGTTTCATCAGATACACAAGCAGATACACAAGCAGATACTACATTTGAACCCGGTACTGACTTTCTGTCAGCAAATAGAACGATTGCACCTTTGTTATCTACCATTTATTTCACCTACTTTCCTTACATATCCGAAAAAGTCATTCAAATCAAAACTATCAGCCTCTCTTTCCTTTAGAATAAAACCATCTAGAGAAACATATTGAACATAATACTTAATGTTATGAAGTCCCTCAGGAGTATTTCTGTCCTTTGGTAGTTCTCTTTCTATAAGCCTTATTCTTATAAGGAAATCTCTGGCAACCCTACTTTTCTCCAAAATCTCACCTACTTCTTAAAATATTTTTTAGCTGTTCAACTTCTTCCAGCTGTTCAACTCTTTTATCTAGTTCATAAAATGCCAACAACCACATAATTGGCAGAATACTTGACAAAATAATTAACTTAATAAAACCTACTTTCATTCCCTTATCGCCACAGTAGCCAGTTTGTTAACAATGCTGATATTACAGACGATATTATTGCAGTTACAACGGATGTAAACATTGGGTGTTTCATTAGCCATTGTAAAATTGTAAACATCATTCTCACCTAACCTTTCTCTAGCTCTGCTCTTGCCGATATTAATACTGCAAGAGCTGTTGTTAGTTCAGCAATAGCACTACAATCTTCTGCATATTCATCAGCACTAATCATTGTACCTATGCGTACACATAAGCTATTAATTACAACATCAATATTGTGCTTGTTCATTTAATCACCTACTTTCTAGTCTAGTATCAACTTTTGATAAGCTGATAAGATAAACTCTCTGATTTTTTGACGCTCTTTTTTATTTTTGCAATCTTCAAGTCTGTCCACTTCATTAAACATTGCAGTATATAAAAGTGCATCAACTTCTGTACCACTTATCTTTGTAAATATAGGCTTTTTCTCTAGTTTAATTATTCATCACCTATTTTCATTTGTCTTGTATCCTTTCAAATGCTATAATTAGTTTGAAAGGAGGTTAAAAGTATGATTATGCCCGAACTTACTAGGGACGCTGATAAAATGATCTGCATCATATATAAGATGTACCTAGAAAGAATTAAAAATGGAATGTCTAAAACTTCATCTAATGACTTTGAAGAAGACTTTTACAAGTCTGATAAATTACTATCCAAATGGCACCCTGATGATGTTACAACAACATTTCTCGAACTTGGTCAAAAGAATTTTATACGAATTTTTATAACAGGGAATTTTGAAATTACAAATCAAGCAATCATTTATATGGAAAATCGTTTTAAAAATGGTTTACTCGATGTAATCGACTTAGTTTCAAAATTTATTTAATGCAATTATATTTAACATCAACGCTTTTTACTAAAACAGTAAGCACTACTTCTGTCATTTCAGTAGCGTTGATGTTTTTTATATCTGCATTTATAACATTCCTAAGTTCTTGACCATTAAGAAAACAATGCTTGTTTTCATCAATAACGAATGATGTATCCAATTTTCTCACCTACTTTCATAAGTCCCAATTATGGGACAGTTGATTTGGTATAATTACTTGTGGGTAATTATAAAGTTGAATGTTTGTAACTTATCAAGTTACTGATTGAGCAAAAAAAATTGGCATTGGGTCGCTAATGTCCAAAACATTCATTAGCTTTTCAATCTCATCACTGCCAAAAATTCCCCTACTAAATCTATTAGTTAAGGTTCTTTCTGACATATTGAGCTGTTTTGCCACTTCCTTTTGTGTTAGTCCTTTACGAACTATCGCGGCCTTAAGTTCATTGGTATTAACCATACAAATCACCTCCGTAACTTTTTAAGTTACTTTTATTTTACACTGTGTTTCGTAACTTGTCAAGATATTTTTTGCTTAATTTTAGAAATATTTTTCTTGACAAGTTACTTTATTAGCACTATAATTGAATTAAATTACTAATACGGAGTGATAATTATGACAGTTGGTGAGCGAATTAAACTAGCACGAGAAACTAAAAATTTATCTCAAACAGACCTTGCTAACGCTTGTAAAATAAGTAAACAAACATTGTACAAATATGAAAATAACATTATAACTAATATTCCATCTGATAAAATAGAGGTTATTGCCAACTATTTATCTATATCACCAGCCTATCTGATGGGTTGGGATGAATCTAATATTGACAATAAAAGTAAAAACTCAATTAGCACCTTCATATTAAACGACCATGAAAAACAGGTTATATTAGCTTATCGTTCAAAGCCTGATATGCAGAATGCTGTTGATACTTTGCTTAATGTACCGGCTTTAATTGAGGTTAAGTCAGTTGCAAGAAGTTCTGATCATCATAAACAATATAATGAAACAATTACTGCTGAGCAATTAAAACTGTTACAGTCACAAGAACAACCTACATCAGATGATGACCTTTAATTATTAGTTGAATAAAGAAAATCACCTCTGTGGATACTATCTACAGGGTGATTCTAATGCTAAACAGTTATGGTAAATATAAAGATGCAAGAAATGCGTCTTGGAATGTTCTTATTAATCATAAAATTACAAGTTTACCTGTGTCAGTAGTGAAGATTTGCAGAGATGAACAAATAACACTTGCTAAGAATAGCACAGTAAAATTACTTAATAATAATGAATTTGCAAAAACAATGTTAATATCTGATAAGTGGTACATTATATATGATGATAGTATGAGTAAAGAAAGAATTAGATTTTCTATTGCTCACGAATTAGGACACATTTTCTTAGGTCATCAACTTACTAATGGTGGATACAGGCGAACATTTGCTATAGATAAGCCATCAGAGGAAACACAGGCTGACATTTTTGCTAGTAGGTTACTTGCTCCGGCAGTAGTTTTGTGGGCATTAGATATTCATTCAGCAGAAGAAATACAAAAGCTATGTTTTATAAGCTATTCAGCTTCTAAAATAAGAGCCAAAAGAATGAAACTGTTATATAGCCGTAATAAGTTTCTAACATCACAACTAGAAACTAGAGTTTATAATCAATTTAAAGGGTTTATATTAAAATATAAAGAACACAATTCGTAAATTTACCCTATTTTTACGAATTGGTATTAATTAAATAAAAAAATCGCCCTCCGGTGTTGGTAACACCAAAGGACGATAATCATTACACAGGGTGCAATGATACTTTGTAGCAAATAATATTGTATCATACCCTTGTAAATTTTTCAATATAATTTACAAGGGATTTTTGCACCCTTTTTTAGAAAGGATGTGTAAATGTATGGCAAAGCCTAAGAAAATGCCTAGTGGTAAATGGAGAGTTAGAGTGTATGATTATACAGATAGTGACAATAAAAAGCACTACAGGTCTTTTACTGCTCCAACAAGAAAAGAAGTTCAGTTCCTCGCAAATGAATATCTACTAAATAAAGATAGTGATACATATGAAGATATGACATTAAAAGAGGCTTACAGAAGATACATCAATAGCAAGTCTGCCGTTTTGTCACCATCAACAATAAGAGGGTATATATCAGTATCAAAGAATTCTTTTCCTAAACTAATGAATACTAAGTTGTCAAAATTAACCCAATATGATATTCAAGTAGCAGTTAATGATATGTCAGTTTCTTTTTCTCCTAAAACAGTAAGAATTCGTTATGGTTTACTTACTGCTGTACTTAATATGTATCGACCACAATTAAGGTTACATACTACATTGCCTAAACCACAAAGACCAAGGAAGGAATACATAATACCTACAACTGCTGAGGTTAATAGATTACTTGCTAAGGCAGATGAGAGAATCAGAGTTCCTATACTTCTCGCAAGTGCCGGAAGTCTCAGAAGGTCTGAGGTGTGCGCATTAACTAAAGAGGATATAACAGACTTTGGTGTGTATATAAACAAAGCCATGGTTATTAACAGTCAAAACAAATATATTGTGAAGCATACTACTAAAACTAAAGCCGGTACAAGGTTTGTACCTCTACCTACATCAATAATTAAAGAACTAAGAGAATGGAAGTATTTTGGATGTACGCCAAAGGATATTCAAAGATGGTTTAAGAAATTAAGGGATGAGGTTGAAATAAACACAACATTCCATAAACTTCGTCATTACTTTGCTAGTGAGTGTCACGCAAATGGAATACCGGATAAGTATATTTGTGAAATTGGTGGATGGGAAGATGTTGCAGTTTTACAACAAATTTATCAACATACACTTAAAGACAAACAGTCTGAATTTAGCAAAAAAATAGTCACACTTTTTAATTCAAATCTTGAAAACAATAAAAAGTATGACCCAAAGTATGACTCAAAAAAGGAAAAAGCCCATTAGAATGGGCTTTTTATGGCGAAGGGTTGGAGATTCGAACTC